CCGTGAAGGGCGCTCTGAAGTCCTGCGGCATCTCGCGCCGGGGGCAGTCGGAAGCGGAGCAACTGAAGTACGAACAGATGACCGAAGAGGAACGCCGGGAACTGACCGAGTCGGCACGCGACGAGGTTCGAGAGAAGTACGGAGACGGCGGCTTTCTCGGCCAGTGGGTCTCCGAGAACCCCGACGACCACGCCGAGGTCGCACGGGAGGCCGCCGCGCTCGGGGCTCCGGCCCGCGAGGAGAACGGGATGGCTGGCGCGACTGGGCAGGACAACCCCAACTGGCGCGGCGGGAAGAACATCCTACGCGCAGTCAAAAAGGCAACTCGACGGCACGCCAAGCTGCCAGCCGGACAAAAGAGAACCTCCACGCAGACGAATACGGACTTATTGCCGTCCGTTTCTCTGGCGCGTCAGATTCAGTGCCTTCACTCCGCTACGCGACACTCGAAGACTTCTAAGCTGAATGCCGATGACGCTCTGCTGAGGCCGAGGTCCAGACTCAGCACGAACACACGGACACATTTCATGCCACAGATAGCAAGGACGGAGAGTCGCATCGCCTACTGCGGCGAGCGCGATACCGAAGACTACGAACAGGTCGTACACGGCATCGCTCATGGCGAGGACGAACTCACTCTCGGGCTGAATAGCCCGAAGTACTGGCCGGCAGCTGAACTCAAGCGTGCAGCGCCGACGCTCGAGGGTCAGACCGTCTACAAGATTCACGGAGACGGTGACCGCGAGGCAGTCGGACGCGTGCTTCGGTCGGCATACCAAGCCGGACTGGGTGTCGTTTACGAAGCAGGCATCGATGATTCGGAGGTTGCTGCAGAGCTGGTTTCGGGTCAGCGGGAGGTTTCGATCGAGGCCGGCAATCCCAGCGACGTCGATCAGCACGGTGAGACCGGTGCTACCATCATGCGCGACTACGAGTACACCGGTCTTGCCACGCCGAAGAAGGGCGCATCAGAGGGTAACTACACTGCGCCAGGCACAGCGGACAACAACCCGGCGGTGGCCGCACTCTCCGCTGCCAGTCTCGAGAGTGTGCTCGATGGAGAGGACCTCAACGCGGCACTGGCAGTCGGCGACGACGAGTGGTCGGCTGATATGCGCCTGTTCCGTGTCGTGCCCGCGCTGGGCGACCGAGACAAGTACGACGATGACGTGCTCGGTGTCGGAGTTGCGTTCCCAGAGTCGGGCGTCTACGTGGACTGGCACACGGCCGCGTTTCCGGACGAACTCGACGATCCGCACGTCTCCGAGTACGGATCCATCTCGGATCTCCGGAAGGCAACGGGCAACCAGATCGTGGACTTCATGCCGCCGTCCGGAGCGCGGGCCGCTTCCCTCAGCAATCTCGCGGAGATGGCGCCCGAAGGCTTCGACGTCGAGGCAGCGCTCAACTCCTACCAGTCCACAGGAGGAGTCCGGTTCCGTGGAACGCGGGACGGAAAGCTCGACAAGAGTGAACTCCCATCGGACGGCTTCGAGCAGTACTTTCTGTTCGACGGCGATACGAAATCGGCCTCGTCGTACCCGGTAGTCGATTCGGACGGCTACCTGCGCCGGGGCAATGTCGCTGCGGCCTACAGTGTCGGCCCTCGTGGGAGAGCATCCCGCGAAGAACTGCACGAGAAGCTCCGCCCGTTGAACGAGGCGTTTCGGACGCCGCCGATCAACCCGGAGAAGCTCGAGACGACCGACCAGACGGAAGCAGAGATGGCGGCGCTAGCCGACGATCTTGATGCTCGCGCAGTGCTGGCGGCGACCGCGGATGTTCCCAGGCCCGATGACCCGTCGGGCGAGGTCCTGGGCGACGATTCTACGGAGACAAACATGACTGACGACAACGACCCAACCCACGATATTGAGGCGCTCCTCGAGCGCGTCGACGAGAAGGACGAAGAGATCGAATCCCTCGAAGCAGACCTCGAAGCGAAAGAGGACGAACTCGAGGAGAAGGAAGACGAGATCGCCGAACTCGAAGACGAGGCAGAGGACCTTCGGGAGCAGAACGAGGCGGCCCGCGAACAGTACGCCGCTGCCCTCGCGGAAGCGGACACCGTCTTCGACGAGGACGAACTCGCCGAGCGGTACACGCTGGCCGAACTGTCCGAGAAGGTCGACGAGGCCGACTTCTCCGCCGGCGACGGCGGCAGTGATCCCGTCATCCGCTCGGGTGGCGGCTCCGACGTCGAGGCGAACCTCTCCGCGGCTGAGCAGGAGCGCAAGGCCGAACTCGAGGACCGTCTGGGCGACCTCGAAGACAAGGACGGCGCTCTCGCAGAGCGCGAGGAGGAACGCGTGCGTGCTGAACTCGAGGAGATCACGGGAGGTGAAGCATGAGTCTGAACCCCGGGCAGTCGCACAAGGGCGACGCCCAGCACACCGAGACCCGAACCGCTGCAGAAGCACTCTCGGCCGGCGACGCCGTCGCACTCGACGCGAACGACGAACTCGTCACGGCCGACGACACGACCGACACGACCGTCTACGGCATCGTCGGCTACAACGACGGCGACGGCTACGAGTCCGGCGACAACGTCCTGGTCACCTACAGCGGCCCCGTCGTCGCGAACGTCGCGGGCGGCGTCGCCGGCGGCGTCGAACTGGGCGCGTCGGCAACGGAGGGCCAGCTCGCTAGCGGCACCTCCGCGAAGGGAATCATGACGATGTACGCCGAGGGCGCAGCGCCGAGCGGTATCCCCGACATCCCGGCTGGCTACGCTCACGTCGACGTGTGAGCTCGAGCAGCAACTAACCACCACCATTCTACAGAGATAACAAATGGCACTTCCTAACGTCAACCAGATCGTCGACCCGACCACCGTCCGCGAAGTCGCTGCGGAACGCGTTGAAGCACAGACCGTCGTCCGTGAGTTCTTCATGGACGAGACGGTGCCTGACGGCGCCGGCGAAGAGTACGAGATCCCGGCCCCAGCCGAGGAACTCGGCCTGCCCGAAGAGGTCGAGCCCGGCGCGGACACCACCTACGACCGCGAAGAGTACGGTCGCCCTGTGGTCTCTCGGCAGATCTTCAAGAAGGGCTCGAAGATCCCCGAGGAAGACATCAACGACAACGTGTTCGACCTCGTCCAGGACCACACCGAAGGCCACGCGAAGAACATGTCCAAGAAGCTCGACCGAGCCGCGTTCTCGGTTCTCGACGCTGCCGCCCCGGCAGGGGAAGCAGTCGGCGACGACGACGGAACGCTGAGCTTCACGGACATCAACGCCGGCGCGACCGAACTCGCCCAGCGCGGCGAAGACGGTTTCACGGCCAACATGGCGCTGGTCGGCCCGTCCGGCAAAGAGTCGCTGATCAACTACCTGGCTGAGCGCGGTACCGATCTCGGTGACGAGGCTGTCCAGAACGGAGAGCTCGGCGAGTTCGCCGGCATCCGGTTCATGTTCAGCAACAACGTCTCGATCGGCGGTAACGACGCCATCCTCGTCGACACCGACGAGTTCGGGTACGAGGGCGAGTGGCAGGGCGTCGACACCGACCAGGCCACCGACTTCGACGCCGACGCCATCAAGATGAAGATCAAGGCCGCGTACGGCTGGACCGACAAGCACTCCGAGGCCGCCGTCCGGGTCCAGGGCTGATCGTCCATGACTCACGAGCTTCAGCTCACGACCGACCAGGAGGACGTCACGCTGGCCCTCGGCCAGCATCCTGACGGCGTCCTCGAGTTCGAGGGCGGGACCGCCGCCGTCGACGACGAGTCGGTCGCGAGAGTCATCGACGACACCTACCCGAACATCGAGTACGTCGACGGCGACGCCGGCGCCGGCGCCGACGCGACCTCCGGGGACGACCAGGAGGACGACGACGTCGTCGCCGAGCCGCCGTTCGACCCGACCGAGAAGACGGTCGGCGAACTCGAGGAGCTCCTCGACGAGGGCGACTACTCGGCCGCCGAGCTCGACGCGATCGCCGCGGCGGAGGAGGCCGGCGAGGACCGGTCGACCGCACAGGACGCAATCGACGCGGCCCGCGAGTAGTGACCCATGAGCTACGAGGACGAATCGGACCTCAAGTACATCAACGAGCTCGCCGAGATCCCGCTCACGGGCCCGGACCTCTGGGAGGGCGACACCGAGTCGAAGCTGGACGCGGCCGAGATGGCCGAGAGCAAGCTCGAGGCGGACGTCAACGACGGCGACGTCATCGGCGATCCGTCGCCGCTCCACGCGCGAGCGGCCAACGCCTACGCCAGCTACATCCTCTTCATCGGTCCCGAGCACCCGGAAGACGCGCTGTCGGGCGAGATGTACGGCGGCGCTGGCTCGGACACCATGGAGTTCGCTCGCGAAGTCCATGAGGTCTACCGGTCACTTCGGTCGAGTATCGAGACGTCCGAGGAGGACGAGAGTAGCGACAGTAGCGACCTGATCTTCTCGGCATGACCTCGTTCGACGGCTTCGACGAGCTCGCCGAACAGCTCCGGGTGTTCCAACAGCAGCTGGAGAACGGCGAGCGCCTCGTCGACGACGCTCTCGATTCGGCGGTCGAGACAACGGCGGCGGGGGTCGAGCGTCGAACGAAGCAGAACCTCACCAAGCACGGCGCGGTCGACACCGGGAACCTGCGGAACTCGTACCGGTACGCTCGCGTCGACACCGCCCACTACATGGTCGGTACGTCGGTCGAGTACGGGCCCCACGTCGAGTTCGGCACCGATGCCCACGTCATCGAGGCCGACGACGGCGGGTTCCTGTACTTCGAGGGTGAGGATGGTCAGCTGATCCGGAAGCGGTCGGTGAACCACCCGGGGACGCCGGCCCAGCCGCACCTGCGGCCCGCGCTCCGGAACTCCGACCTCGCCCAGGAGATCCAGGAGGAGATCGAGGAGCTGTTCGAGAAGGTGTTCCAATGACGCCAGAAGACGTCCTCCAGGCCATCGTCCGCGCCCTCGAGGCCTCGGACGAGTTCACGGGTGGTGACTACATCACTCACGAGTTCGACCCCGAGGGGACGGACAACCGGCTCCAGCAGCCGATCGTCTCGTTCAACATCCCGAGCAACCCCCGGACGACCGAGTGGGACTCGGACCTCGCCGGCTACCTGACCGACGACACGGGGCAGCAGCAGGGCCGCATCTTCCGGCCGACCTGGGAGATGCAGATCGACGTCGCGATCACGCTGGCGGCCGGCAACGACGCGCTCGATGCGTCGGTGCTCGGCGGCGAGTTCCAGCAGGCGCTGCTGCCGCACGACTCGGCGCTGTTCTCGAATCCGTTCCCCGACGGCGACGGCGGTGTCGTCGAGGAGATCGAGGACTTCACGGTCGGGAACGGCCAGCGGATGGACGACCTGGCCGGCCCGGGGCTCCGGCGCTGGCAGCAGGAGCTCGCGGTGACGTGGTACCACGAGATCACCACGGATGACCCGGCGCTGACTGAGGTCACCGTCGCGGCGCCGTCGGAGATGTCCGAGGACGACGACGGTCGGATCGTCTGGGAGTACTGAATCGCTCGCGAACCAACATTCCACACAACCAACATGGTAGTTACAATCGGTCAGTCCCCCGGAACCGAGGTCACGCTCGAGGGTGGCGCTATCGGAGGCATCTCGATCGGTGCCGAAGAGAAGCTCGTCATCTTCGCGCGCGGCGACCCGGCGAACGGGGACGCACAGACGAACAGCCCGGTGAAGATCGGGGCGAAGGAAGAGGCCGAGACGCAGTTCGGCGAGGGCAGTCACCTCACCCAGCTGCTGAAGCAGGCCATCGACAACGGCGCCAACACAGCGTATCTGTGGGGCGTCATGCCGTCGACGCAGTCGGTGACCGGCGA